TTCTTTAGTTGGTTTTAATCTAATTTTAATTGATTTTATTATATTTATCACCTCCTTTTTATAATATTTATGTATTAATTATATAATATAAATATAATTTATAACTTATTATAACTTATTGATAACTGCTTAAACATCTATTCCCATAACTTTGAATTTATCTACATTATTTTCTCTTAGATTTAGATAACTACCTTTTATTCCCACTACATCAATAGTTTTTTTGATGTTGCTTTAGAATTAAACCATTCGTAATCTTTTAGATATTGTGAGTATTTAGGGAATTGTACTTCTGTTGCAATGCAATTGTAACCTTTTGAATACAGTATGTATTTTGCGATTTGTTTGAGTTCATAATGAATTTTTGATTCATTTTTGTTGTAGTTTTCATTGAGTAGGATTATTAATCATCTCCTTTATTTTTTATATAACTTATATTTTTGATATTTTATTTTTTTCATATGAATAACCATCAAATCGTTGTATAATTTTAAAATATTTATAACTAATTCCTTGTACAATTATTTTTCCTTCTTTATTTTTAATATCAAAATAACCACGTTTTCTACAAGCAATTTCTCCATACCACACTCCTTTGTATTTTCCTTTTAGAATAATTGCTTTTACCATATCACCTGTTTGGAATCCATAATAATATTTTTGTCTTGATAAATATCCTCTAGGAAAACCATATTTATTTAAACGTGTTCTACAATGACTTCCTCTACCTTTAGCTTTTATGTATAAAATATTATTAGTTTTATAATATAGTTTATCAGGTGTACTTTCACCAACACAGCAAGCATCAAAATGATGATCTTTTGGTAATCCCAATTTAATTCTATTCATTTTTGTTCTTGCACCAGTACCACATTCCACTTCTAATCCAGTATTATAAAGAACATTATAAACTTTCCATCTTGTAGTATTAATAACTGCACAATCTTTTAAAGTTTGTTTAACTTGTTTTTGAATCTCTGGATAACCAAATTCTTCTGCTGTCAATTTATCTTTTTTATCATTGCATTCTCCACATGCTAAACAAAGATTATCTATTCTATTTGTACCACCTTTTGATTTAGGTATTATATGTTCAATTTCTAATGGAATATTTTCTTTTCCACAATAACTGCATCTTCTATTAAATTTTTCCAATAAATATTCTCTTAATTCATATCCTTGCAATGTACCTTGTTGATATTCTATTCCTGAAATATTAGGATTTCTCATTAATTGAGTATCAAATTTTACATTTTCATAAGATATATTAGTTAATGGTATTAATTTTTGTAATCTATCAATCCATGTTTTTATATTATCAACTCTACTTTGTAATGATGGTGGTATCCAACCCTTTTCTTTTTTACGATTTAAAAATCTTGGTTTACGATAACGTAATTTTCTATTTCTACGTTTGCGTCTATACATACTTCTAGTATTTAATTTGTCTTTTATATTAATACGATGTAAAATCTGTGCCATCCAAATTACTTTTTGATTATTTTTTAAAATTGCTAATCCTGTATATCTACTACCATAATCTATTTTTAATCTGTATGTATTAATATTTTCTTCTTTAATTTCTTTATTAAGAATAATAGTAAATGGATATTTTTTTAATATTTTTGCTTTCTTTTGTTTAAGTAATTTTCTTGCTTTTGCTGGGTGACATGGTGATAAAGGTCTTTTATTTGTATCTAAAACAAATATCAAAGATTTTACTCCTTTCCTCGTTAATTAATTAACGGTAACATCTTTCTCGACAATGTTATATCTGCTTTTTACACTTAATACACTGACTTAACCCATTACATCTGTTTAATATTAAGCGACAGTTGCTACAAACTGAAAGAGCATCTATAGGTGTCATGACAAATATAACGTAGTTCTCTAAGAACTTAGTCTGGTTAACATGAATATAAAACTCACAACATAGGTTGTTGGGTAGTTAACAATGCTCTCTTGATTCATTTTTATTATAGTTTTTGTTAAGTAGGATTATATATTTCACCTTCTTCTTTTATCAATTCTAATTCTTCAACAATTTCTGCCAATGTATCACACCATGCGACTTGATATTCCTCTCCATCTTCATCTGTTTTAAAAGCAAACCAACTTTTATAACTATCTGCCATATTAAAATCACCACGTTCAAGTCTAACATTAAATTTCTTTTCTATAACTTTTTTAGTTAATTGCATATGTATTTTCCTTTCTTATATATATTACTATTTAGTTACATACCATATTTACTACCAGTATCATATCTTTTAATTTCTCTTAAATTTTTCTTTTCTTTATTACATTTATCACAAAACCATTGTCTACTTAATGTAATTAATCCTAATACTCTATTTTCATTCCATTTTGTACTTATTATTGTACCGCCACATTCACATAATTCATCTATGCATTCATAACCATTTTTATAATATGTTTTTATGTTAATCACCTCACTTTAAATTCATGTAATTTATTAAATGTAAAATCACAGTCAGGGCATCTCCAAATAGTGATAAATCCTTCTTTAGTGATATGCCCGTAATTAGTATCAAACGCATTTTCATGTTTACAATCTGCTATAATTGCATTATTTATTTGTTTTCTAATATCTTGCATTTGTTTATCAATTTCTTCCTTTTCTTTATTTAATTCTTTAATTTTCTCTTCTCCATGTATTTTTGCACATTTACCACATAGTACTTTCATACTTACATAATATTTTGAATTAGTTGGAGAAAAACATTCAAAACAAAATTGTGTTAACATATTAATTACCTCATATTTATTTATACTTTTCTAAACTTTCTTTATGTATTGGATTTTCTTTATGAAGAGTTTCTTTTTTACAATTAATACACCAAATATGTTTATTATGTCCTGCTTTATGCAATTTACCTAATAATCTTATTATCACTTGTTTATTACCACATTGTGTACATATTAATTCAGTATCAGTAAAATAAGTAGTTCTTTTTGATATAATTTTCACCTCTTTCAAGTTATTATAAAAACATTAATCTATTTCAACCAAAAACATACATACTTACTGTACCTATCATTATTCTTCCACAATGACTACAAACCCAACATTTTTTTCTATATGGATTACCTTTTTTAGATATAACTGTTGTCCACTTGTATTCTCCATCACTTCTTGGATATTTATATTCTCCTTGTCTAGCAGGACAATTTTCATGATAACAATAATAAGTTACTAGAAATGGGTTATAATTTGCTTCTGGATGTGTTTTAAATTCTATGGTCATAATATCTCCTTAAATTATTCTGACGCTATGTCCCAACATTTTTCACATTGTTTTAATTGTTCTTTAGAATCTATTCCCACATTTTCTTTCTCACATTCACCAATAAAATCATCTAATCCAAATGCACTAGGACAATGACTTATTAAATAATTTCTATCTTTATCATTTCTTCTTAATGATTCTCTAATATCTATACATGTTTGCAAATGGTCTATATCACCAGTTTTAATATTGTCACAATACTCTAAGATTATTTCTTTCCCAGTTTTCATGTTATATTGTTCTCCTTCATATTAATATAATTTTTATTAAATAATTATATTTCTTAAATATTCCATTTCTTTCTTAAAGTCTATTTTGTCATTTTTATTTGTTTTAATAATTCTAATAGTATAATTTTCATTTTTATTAAACCAATCCCATTTAACTAATCTAACAACAATATCAAATTCATCAAATTCTTTTAATTTTCCTATCATTTTATATTTTGTATTGTTAATATTTATTCCATAAAATAAATTAGGTTCATTAGTTATATCTGTAGAAATACTTATAAATTTAAACTGATTTTCAAATAAGTTTTTATCTATTTGTAATTCCATAAATTTTTCTAATTTAATTGCTTTTATTTTCATATTAACCTCATTAAATTTTTTATTTATTTTACGTTTCATCATCACAATCGTACACAGGATGATACTCTATATTTAAACAATATATGCATATATTACATATATTTTTCTTTTTACAATTAAAACATAAGCAATCTTCACATTCTAAAGGGATATTTTTTATCATATAATATATTTTTCCTTCCTTTCTAATTTATAAAAACTTAATAATATCTCTTAATGTAAAATTTCTTTCTGCACATTTTTCTATATCATATGCGTGAAGTAACCACTGTTCTTCAGGATGAAATTCTGTACTGCCAAGCCAAATTTTATAAGGTATAACTTTTCTATTATTTGTTTCATCTTTATATTTGTATTGTAAGACTGGTGAAATTACTGTATCCATCATATTAATATTCCTCCTTTATTTATAATATTTCTAAATTAATCTTTAAAATAACTTTTTCTTCCCATTCATGTTCACATTCACTACAATAAAAATGAATGTTAATTGGAGTGTTGATTTCTGGATAATAAAAACAATTATTCCATTTTCTTTCATGATTACAATTAGGACATATAATAAACATTTCCAATTCGTGTAAATAAAATCTTTTAACTTCTAATATTCCACTTGGTTGATTAATTATTTTTAACATGAATTTACTCCTTTTAATCTATATTAATTTAATTTTCTATATAATCCAATTCCAATATATATCCTTTAGATTTTACTTGTGCAACAATACCTACTAATTTAACATGGTCACCATTAGGTTTAATTCCATCTCTATTACAATTAGGTGAAGCAAAATATGATTTATCAACTAATTTTGTACTAGATTCTTTATATAAATAATAACATTTACTTCCATGAATCCATTGTACTATATCACCAATTTTTAATTCTACATTTGGATATGTATTTTGTTTTACTATTAGCATGTGATTTCTACTCCTATTACTTTATTAATTATTCTCATGTTTAATATTCTTAATAAATTCACCTTTCTCATATACTTCGATACCATTTTTTGTCCATAAACTAAAATCCATTTCCATTGCTTTCATGTATTCTAATTGCCCTTTTTGTAATATTGCTTTTCCATATCTATAAGGAGTAAAATATAAAATGTTTTTATCTTTTACAATTATAGTTTTTAAATATGTTTTCTGCTAAGAATATAGTTTTATATTATAATAGTCTTCAACAAAAGCAACAGGATTATTTTGATATTTTTCTTTAAAGTTTAGTTTTTCTTGATCTGTCATAAGACACCTCACTCATAATGAATCAAACTTTTTGTCAAGATATTGTTTTATATTGTGGACATTGAAATTCTTTAGGACATTTTAATCCTAAATCACAATTACATTTTTCATCACTGGTTAAACAATTAACTTGTTTTTTTGTGTAGTGTATACATATAATTTTCATTAATTTTATCTCCTTTATCATAATGTTTCAAATCAATATTCGCTTTCTTCATATAACCAATCTAAAAACCATTCTAATTTTTTATTTATAATACCATTAACTTCACACAATTCTTCACCATTATTATATTGAGCAATCATTTCTCCATTTTTAACAAGTATTATTGTTTCATCATTTTGTAGAAATTGTTCTTTTTCTTTTAGAATTTCATTTAGTCTTTCTCTCATAATTATCTCCCTTTCAATTTTATTGTTTTTAAATTATCCTAATTCATTATCTAAACATATAACATTTTTCATGTTTATATCATTTATACTAAATATTTCACCATTAAATGCTAAATATTTATATCCTACTCTTTCTGTCCATTCTCTACATTGATTATAATTCATAGGCCACATTTTTTGACTGTTGAACACTTCTTTCCAAGTTAATTTTAATTTATTATTCATATTATTATATTCTCCTTTATTACAAATCAATATTCTTCTTCGCTAAAATCAATAAATTCTTCTCCATCTTCGTATCCTTCAAGCAATAGATCAAAAACATTATCAAATGCTTTGGTTATATGAGTATCACCTGTTTCTTGATTACATTCTTCTAAAATATGCTTCGCTATAAATTCAGCAAACATTTGACTTTTGCCTCTTTTAACTTTAGATTCATTATGATTATTAGGATAAAATTTAAATGCGTTTATTAAATTTTTAATAGGTATTTCAATTGTTAATTTTTTATTTGTAAGTTTAGTGGTAATACCTAAATTTTCAAATTTTTTCATATGAATATTTCTCCTTCACTATTAAAATACTTCAATACTTTCTAATTTAAATTTAATTTTACTATCATCAAATAGTATACACCAATTATTATATTTGTCTTTCCATAAATCCATTTTACTATATTCTTTAAATAATTTAATATCTGCATATACATTATTATCTTCAATAACGATTTTACTATTTTCAGGTATTATACCTATCACTTTACAATTTTTATAGTTATCTATATTGTTATAATCTTTATATTCAGATTTTTCATTCCATACTATAGGTGCATTATAAAATGATTCTAATGAATTTTCAATCATTTCTCTAGTTAATTCCCAATTATTCTCTGTCATTCCAATTGTCATTATTAATTGTTTTTCTAATAGCATATTAAACTCCTTTCTTTATATTATATTTCATGTTTTTTAATAATGGACATTCAATTAATTCTTCACGTTTATTAAAATATGTATCAACTATTTCTGATATTTTATTATTACATAATTTACATCTATACTCAACCCAATATCCTACCAAATTTCCGATTGAGTGTTCACATTCAAAACACATATTTATTCTCCTTTATAAATTAGTTTTCGATACATTTATTTATAATATCTTTTATATAATCTTCAATATTAAATTCTTTTTCATACCAATAAATAGAGAAACTATATGTACTTAAATTAGTTTCAAATCCTTTTAGTTTAAAATATTTATCTAATTCATCTTTTACTTCTTGGACATCTATATTTTTATTAAATAGGAAATATGCACATCTACTTAAATTATTAACTTCTTCATCAATAACATATTTAATTTTTTGTAATAATTCTTTATTTTCATGCTCAAATTTAATCATAAAATATATTTCATTTTCCTTTGTTTTATTTTTTATATCATTGATATTAAACATCAATATCTTTCTCCTTTATCATTCTGTTTTTGTTTCTTCTTAACTTTTTTAATCTCTATTGCAATTTTACTATCATTTTCATTTATTTCTCTCTTATTTTCTTTATTTTTATTATTCTTATCACACCATTTCATTACACCACAACATCCTACATAACCTTTTATTGTTTTATCTTTACATGTACTTCTTGGAAATTCCATATACATATCATATTCTTCTTTTGCTGTCCAATTCATCTTAACAATTTCAGTAATTAAATTAGGGCATTTGCTTTGTGATGTTGTGGATTCTTTACTATTTGAATCATCTTCATTTTCTATGTATTGATTTTCTTTTTCTATTTCCTCATTATCTTTATGCTTATCATCTATTAAATTATTTTTAGTTTTTCTTATGATTGGTTCCTCCTTTCTATTTATTAATCTGCACAATTATCACATTTACCTGTATCATAATAATCAGCAAATAATTCTCCACATACTAAACATGTATCTAAACAATCATCACAAAAATATTCATCAAAACTTTTATCTTTATTATGTGGTTTTAATTTTAAAGGTTTTAATATTTTGCCACACCCTCTGCAAAATATTTCTAATGTTTCAATTTCTATTTTTACTTTAATCTTACTATCAACATTACCAAAAATATCATCAGGATATAATCTAACTTTATTTCCTATTGGTTTATAATTCCACATATCTGATGTATCTTTTTCTACATAATCATGAATTTCTGGTTCTTTACCTTTTATTTTTTTGAATGTTTCAATATCAACCTCCCAACAGAAACATTCAAAATCTCCAGAATTAATTGCTGTGAATTCTATTGTTTTATTTTTCATATTTTAATCTCCTTTATAATATTTTAAATATTCTTCTATCTTTGTCTTTCTATTTTTCTCTTTAAATTCTATAAATTTAATAATTAATTTTTGCCACCAATACAAATTGCTATTCATATTATTCTCCCATCCTTCCTACATGTTTACCATATTCCCATAATTTAGTTGGTGTATATCTATTTTGTAAATCTAATACCCAATTCTTATATTTTTCACTATAATTATCTATATCTTTTGCATTAATCCAAATACTATGCCATTTTGTGAATAATTTCATTGGAGCATTTACTAATCTTAGTGTTTGAATTAGATTATTGTTACTTTCTATACTTATTACATGTACTAGATTACTTTTGATAATATTCATAATTCTATCGTCTTTATATAATGTAGGATCAAAATCTAATTCAAATATGAGACAATCACCAAATTTAAATAGTGTGTAAAGATAATTAGATTCCTCAAGTATACGTACTTCTATTTTATTAAATCTTAATGATTGTTTTTCTGATTTCGTCATATTGTTGATATAAATATTTAAGAATAATTCACCTTTTTTATTACATTCAAAAATACAGCATGTTTGATTTTTTGTGTTTCTACCTGTGAATAAAGTGTATGGTTTGCCAACTTCTAGTTTTTGCATGTGATATACCTTCTTTCTGTGTGAGATTATGTATTTATTATACACTAATTTAAGTTTGAATAAAACATAGATTTTATCACGATTTTGAGAATAACAAAGTGTTGATTTTGTTGGGTTTGTGAGGTGTGTAATTTTTGATATTTTTAATAATTTTGCAAAATCAACACTTTTAGTTATTTTTAGTTATTTTTGTTTGTTTTTAATTATTTTTTAATTATTTTTTAATTATTTTTCTATTTATATTATAAATGATAGAATACGGATTGTCAATATATTTATTTTAGTATTTTGTTAAAATTCTTTCGTTTTAATTTTGCTATAATCCTTTAATATATCTTTTAAATGAGTTTGTTTTGTAGAGACACTGGTTTGTTTTGTTGCATATCTTAATGCTTTATTTTCAGCACACAATACACAATATTCTTTTGCTCTAGTTAACATTGTATATGCCATTTCTTTTGTTAATAATTTATAATGAGAATAATCTAAACCTGCTATCACATATTTTATTCCCATTCCCTGTATCTTGTGACATGTTGCTGCGTAACCAAGAGTAATTTTAGATAAATGAGACTTAGGGATATATATAATACCTTTATTATTGAAATTTACAAGTAATGTTTTTCTATATATATCAATATCTACTACTATACCTAAATCACCGTTAAAAATAGGAACTTCGTTTCCATATTCATCTAATGTTTTATAATTATTTTTATTATTTAATACTTTATCTCCAATATAAATTTTGAAAGGATATTTTGTATTTTCTCCAATTGATATATATTGATTAGTATTTGTATCAATAACAATTTCTTGTAGCAGATTATTTAAATAATATGCACTTGCCTTTCCTCTTTCTTTCATAGGAACAATAACTTGAATATCAAAAATATTTTCGGTTCTAGGTAATAACTCTTTAAAATGTTCAATTACTCTTTCATGAGTAGTATTTTTATTTGTATAAATATCTAACTTTAGATCTTGTAATTCTCCTCGTATTTCTATACCAGTAAAATCTTTATCAATTATTTGTTTTTTATCTTTAATTTTTATACTTTCTGTAATAATAGCTGATTTTTCTGCTTGTCTATGTATTTTTGTTAATTCTACTACTTTGATATAACCACTTTCAATCATATCAAACATAATATTTCCTATCCCAATTGCTTCTAATTGATGTTTATCCCCTAACATAACCAATTTAGAACCATTTTTTATAGCTTGAATTAATTTATAAAAAATATCTGCTCCAACCATAGATATCTCATCTAAAATGCATATATCAATAGGTAATTTATTATCTTTATTGTAGGTGAAACCATTTTCAGGAGTATATCCCAATGCCCTGTGTATCGTATATCCATCTTCACCAGTTATTTCACTTAAATTACAAGATGCTCTACCACTGAGAGCAGTTTGAATAAATGAATAATACTCTTTAAATACTTCTAATTTTCCTGCTACAGTGGATGATTTTCCATTTCCTGCCCCACCAATAATTAATACTACTTGATTTTCTAATATTGCTTGAATACCTTCAATTTGTTCATTGGTGAATTCCCATTTTTGTCTTCCTTCAAGTTTCTTAATTTTATCTCGCCAATTTTCAAATTTAAAACAATTTTCTGCTTCATTTAATCGTATTAATTCTTTAGCAATATTTTCTTCCAATTTATAATATTTTAACAATCCTATTTTATCTTTATCTTCATTAGTCCAAATAATATTAGTTTCATTCATTTCTCTTAATGTTTGTGCTAATATTTCTTGTGGTAAATCATAACCAATTGTTCCATCTATAGCATCTAATAAATCATCTATATCTACCCAAGTATTTCCTATATTAGCTTCTTCATATAAATAATATTTAATATATGCTTTAATTCTTATAAGAGAATGTTCACCTAATCCTCCTTGTAAAGCCATATCATCTGCTGTATCCCATCCTATTCCATCTACTTCATCAATAAGTATATATGGATTTTCTTCTATTTTTGCAATTACTGTATGAGGACTTCCATAATAATCAACTAATTTATCTATTTTATTTTTAGTTAATCCATATTTATCTAATTTAACATATGCTTCTGAATAATCTTTACTGTTTTCATATCTTTCTATTAATTTTAAAGCAGTAGGAACACCAATTCCTTTTATTGAAGTTAATGCTTGAATATCTTTATTTTCTAATATTTCTATAGGATTATCAAATGTTTTGAAAAGTTCTACACATTGTTTTTCAGGTAATACTTTTTCTAAAAATATAAACTGATCATTTCTATTTGTTAATTTTATATCAATACACATAAATATTACTTCATATTGCAATCCAAATTTTTCATCTTCAGTTTCTTTGCCTATTGCTATATATATTTCATCATCATTTATTTCATTGCACCATCTTGTGCCTTTTAAGGTTATTGTTCCCCATTTATTTATTTGTGGTTCACCTTGTAGAATATCTAATACTGTAACGGAGATTATACCAAAATCTCCGTTACTAATAATTTTGTTTTTAGGAAACATTTGTTTAGATAAACGACATTTACATTTAATTATTGTATCTTCTTGATTTTGTTCCAAAACTTTACCTCCTTTATTATTTTTGATTTTTATATCTCCATATGAAACCATGATGACTTTTTCTTTTTCCTTTGCAACATGCATATATATGTTGAGAATTGCAATTTAATACTCTTTCAGCTTCTTTGCCACTAACCCATTCTTTTATAAAATTATTTTGTTTGTCAAATTGCAAAATTGGAATTTTTAAATCATTTCGAGTATGTATATTAATTTTTAATATTTCTTTAATGCTTATTCCACAATAATCTTCTATTTCTTTATCGTGATCTATACTTCTAAATTCTTTGTAGTATTTATCTTCTGCTTGAACCCTTACGATTATTGCATCCTTTAAGTTTTTATATGTTCCCAATTCTATTTTATTATCATTATAATTTATTACTGCTCTATAATTTCCTTGTCTTTTATCTTTAGATACCCCTTTAAAACCAGTTTCATTCTCTTGGTATTTTTTATTCCAACTATTTTCTTGTGAAGAACATATTCTAAGATTGACTTTTCTATTATCTTTTGTTTTTTGAAACATATGATCAATTTCTTTATCAACGATATCAAAATATTTTCCCATTATAAAACGATGCAGTAAAATATTTTCTCCATTTATATATCCCCAAACATATCCATTTTCATTTATATACCATATATACTTTTTTACTTCATTTAATTCTTCTAGATCGATAAAGAATACATCTTCTTTTTTGTTATTATATGTTTTTACCTTAACATAATTTTCTTCAAATTCATATGTATTTTCTAAACATCTACCACAACTTTGCACATCTCCATTTTTCAATAAATCTGCTCTAACTTTTGTTATATATTTATGAACACAATTACATTGACAAATCCAATAAGTTTTATTATTATTTCTTTCATAACTTAATGCTGTTAATTTACCAAATTTTTGATTTGTTAAATCTATAAAAACTCCCAATTAAATATCTTCCACCCTTCTGTCACTTTGTAAAATTAAAGTTCCATCTTCTTTGACTTCTATTATTCTTTGAACACTATGTTGATAAATAGAATTTTTATACCTTTTTGGTTTAAATATATCTCCTCTTCTAAATCCTGTTATTAATAATAATTCTGATCTTTTGAACCATCCGTTTTCTAAAATTATTTTTTTTATTTTTCCTTTATCATCTATACCATTATCTTTAGAAATTGTTTTATCATAAAATGAAAATTGTCCTGAATAAAACTTTAAAGTTACAACACCTTCAGGAGTCAATATGGTAACAGAATGTTTATTTTTATCTCTATCTAAAACAGTTCCTATAATTCTATCTAATTGAAACTTAGGATATTGTAAACCTTTATATTTCGTAAAACCTACAACAATAGGTTCTTCAGGTAAAGAATAAAAATCAACTATCCCATATTTCTCTTTATTAACATTTGCTAATTCATGTCCAGATTCTTTACTATAAAAATTCATACTCTCCATTTCCCATGAACTGATACTACCTTGCATATTTTCATTTTTAATATTTTGAAAAACAATATCTGTATATGTTTTTACACATTCCTCAGTGGTTATCCATTTATTTAATTGAATAATTTTATTTTTATAAATAGATTCAAATGAACCTTTACGTGATGTTCCTAATGCTACAAGTAAATAACCTTCATCATCATATTTATAATCTTTATTTTCTTGCATATCATTTGCAAAATGTTCTAAGAAAAAATTATTTGCATATTCTATGTTTTCTTCATTAAATTCATCATATAATTTATACCATATAATAGATTTTGTTTGCTTATCTTGAGTTTTCTTCATGCTTGTTAAATATTCTCTAAAATTATAATATTTTAATTCTTCTTTTAATTTAGATGGTACTATTCCTAATTCAGCTATTTTACTAATATCTTTAGAATTTAATTTTGTTTTAGATGGATTTAATAATCGTAAATAATTTTCTAATATTTTTTCTCTTGGTTTATCTTCTATTTTATCGAATGCCCCTGCTTTAATTAACATAATAGTTTGACTTTCTGTTACTAAAGACTTCATTTGTGTTTTCCTAGTTTTCAAAATCACTTCTCTTTTTACTAAGACTAATCTTTCATGAAAATCCTTTAAACTTATGTATGGTCTATTTTGCATAATGGTTTGTGCTGTTTCATTATTGATCTTCATAATACCTTTAAATCCAAAAATAATTTCGTTATCTTCTTCATTAGGTAAAAATCCTTGTTCAGCTTTATTAACATATGGCAATGAGATATTAATATCTTTGGCTTGTAGTTTGCCAATAGCTTTTGCAATTTCTCCATAATTAGTTGTTCTTTCTTTTGCTTCTATATCAGAATTATCACATATTTCTCTATCAACTGCTCCTGATTCAACCATTAATACTGCTGTATTCCAATAAATAGGAGGATAATAATAAACTAGATTTAATTGTTGAATGAGAATAATTGTATAAGCGACAGAATGCAATATTGAAAATGAATACCCAAGTTGTAATGCTATTTGTTCATTCCAAATATACTCTAATAAAATTTTAGGAGCATTAGCTTTTTCTCCCCATTTAAAAAACAATGTTTTAGCATCATCAATTAACTTCTGTTGTTTTTTTGCCACTCCTTTTCTTAATTTGTTACTTTCTATTACTCCAAATCCAGCAACGTCCTTATCCATAGTTAATAACATCATTTTTTCTTGACTTGAACATACTCCATAATCTTGTAACAAATGTTTTTCCATTATATTAATTTGTTTTTCGTTGAGTCCAAATTTTTTCATGTCTTTATACCATTCGGAAATATTATTTTTATATCTAACAAATTTCTCTAATGGTTGTTCTCCACTTTCTACCATTAATCTCATAACTGTATTGCCATTGGAAGCATCAATTAAATTTTGTGGTTGAATTAATTTAATTGCTTGTTCCCCAACGGAAGATTCAAATTGAAAACAAGAAAGCAATTCTCCTTTACATAAAATATTCCACATTTCTTTTGATTTAAAATCTATAACATCTGGATGTAGATATTTATTATATGTTTTTCTCAAGCTTCCTTGCCATTCAATTTTTTTATTTTTTACTAGCATTTCCATAGTTAATTGAAGCATAGATTCTGTTTTGGTATTTAGAAAATCATATTTTAAATTTGATACTTGCTCTGAATCGTGTAATTCATATGCAGATATTAATTCTCCACTTGGACTTCTCATTACTGAATTATGTTTTGTGATTGGTTCATTTAGAATAAGAATTCCACAAGCATGTGTTGATCTTTTATTAATTAATCCTTCAATACCTAATATAATATTTAATAAATTTTTATCTGTATATTCATTGATAATGTTTTTAAATTCAGTTATTTGTTTTCTTCCATTGTCTGAATCTCCATAGAAGCAATCATGAATACTCCACACTTTTCCTCTTTCTATTGGTACTAAAGAACTCAAATATAACGCTACATCATTGTTGATATGTAATCCTCTACAGCCAGTAAGAATTGCTGATTTAGAAGTTTCCGTTCCAAAGGTACACACCCTTATTGCATCTCCACCTATGCTTTGATAATACTTTACTATTTTATCCATTACTACATCTTTTTTATGAGAACTGTAATCTATATCAATATCAAAAATATCTGGTCTTTCTGCTGACATAAATCTCCAATGAGGCATTTCTACACCTTGCTCTAATGGATTTACTTGTGTAATACCTAATAAATAATTAATTATATATCCATTAGCTGAACCTCTTCCAGGGCCGACAAATGATTCAGCTTCTTCCCAGATAATATCTATATTTTTTTGCATGGTTACTAAATAAGCTCCCATAGGTTGATGTTTTGCTTTGCTTGCTCCTATAATTTCTTTGCATTCAATATTAACTCTTTCTAAAACATCATCTAATTTTTCTTTTTTAATTTCTCTTTCTTCTATTCCTTTAAATATTTGAGTAATTAAATATTTATGCTGTATTTCCTTATCTTCATAAAGTTCTTTTATATATTGATATTTGTTTAATATTTTTTTGTCAACTGGATACCATTCTGATTTATTAGGTAATTTTGTTAATGGAATAATTGATTCTGCAAAAAATTCATATCCTACAATTTTATCAGCAATTTCTTTAGTGTTTAATATTGCTTTTTCAATATCTTCACTTTCTAAATAATCTATATTTTTAAATATTTCATCTACAGTAAAGAAATAAGTTGTGCTATAAAACATATCTACTTCACGATTACCATTTGAATCTTCTTCTGAAGTTAAAAATGCTTTATGCACTTCTCTATCCTTAGATGTTAAATAATGTGCATCAGTTGTCACTATCCATTTTATTCCATATGCTTTAGCTATTTTTATTGCCATTTTGTTAAAATCTATTTGTTCATCTTGCAAAGAAGGTTGTAATTCAATATAAAAATCTTCTCCAAATAAATCTAAACACCAATTTATAAAATAATCTATTTCATCTTTTATTTGTTCTTGTTTTTCTTCGTTTTCTTCTTGTAGTAAATTTAATATTAAATATGGTAACATTCCACCCAAGCAACTACTTGATGCAATTAAATGTCCTCTATTTTCATTTACAATATCTTCTATATCACTATAATAAGTGGGTACTCTTTCTATACCTTTATAATTAAACATTCGTTTCCATGCTCTAGTTGATAATTTTCTAATTTGTTCATGGCCAATATTATCTTTTGCTAAAATTAAAAAATGATAAAACTGCGTTTTCCCTTGCTCTTTCATTTCTTCATACATTATTTCTTCATTAACCAAATAAATTTCATTCCCTAATATTGGTTTAAAATCTTTATGTATTTTTTCTTTAGATTTTAATTCTTTAACTATATTCAAAAATTTTACATGTCCTGAAACAGTATCATGATCTGTTAAAGCTATAGCACTATTTCCTAATGAATTAACATGTAAAACCATATCTTTAATTTTATTAATTGAATCAAAGTAAACGGATATTACTATACTCTGAATGAACATGTAAATGCACAAAATCCTTATCTTGTAACAATATCCAACCCTTCTTTCTAATTTAAAATCTAAATTCCTTTGCATTTTCCACATTAAAATCTATTATATTTACTTGTGGAAAATCATTATTATTCCATTTATTAATTTCAAACTCACCAATAACATCCATTTTTATTTTATTAGTTTTTGATTTTGATAACCCTTTATGTGACTTCATAATCATTTTATTATATGTATCTTCACCAGAAAATTTTTTAATAAATGAAATTTTATTATTACCTATATTTTTTTCAAACTTAATTAAATTTCTTTTTTCTCCCAATAATTGAATATCAGTTACTTGTAAAATTATCTGTGTAATAGCAAAAATAGGTTTTCTTAATGTATTTCCCCATATATTTTCCCATTGACCAATTTGAAGCACATGTTTTTCTTTTAATTTCCCTACAGGTATTTCATAATCAACTAAATAAACATCCTCTATATCTATATCTTTGAAAAATTCGTTAAGTTTGTTTTGTGTTTCTTGAATTTTACTTTCTTTAATTTGATGTCCTCCTGCGTTATTATGGCCACCCACCATAATAAACGTATCTAGCTCTTTTAATATATCCATAAAAGATTCTACTGGAAATAAATTATAATTTCTAAAACTACCTCCATATATTATTTCATTGTTTTTCTCTTTCATTTTTTTTAAAATAATTATTGGTCGTTTATAAATGTTAGTTAATTTATTAGCTACTAAACCAGTAAATGATTTCTCTAAAATATCAGTAGCATCCACAATTATAACTTTATTATTATTTAATTTTTGTGTCTCAATTATTTCTATTAATTGTTCCATTGATTTAGTAACTAATTTATCTTGTCTTGATTTTATATTGTTGCTTTCTCTAACCATCGTTTTTTGTAGAGTATGTATTTCAACTGGAGGTTTATCATCTGTTTTCTTTTTCCTTCTAGGTTGATATTCTCTTAAATCTTCTATTCCTAAAAAAGCATTAATCAAATCCATTTTTTCTTCTTGTGTACCAATTCTTGTGACAGCATTAATAAAAGGTGCTATTTTCCAACCAACGAATTCAAAATTTATTGATTCTTCTTCTTTTTTGTTTTTAATTAAAAATTCTTTAATAAAATTATTATTTATTTTTTTTAATCCTTCAATAGCTAAATATCTAGTTTCATAATTTCTTAAATCCATTGAATCCCCAACGATACCAATTGCAACTAAATCTAAATCATTTTCTGCAAAATCTAATCCATATTTTTTGTCATATTCTTTAATAAACTTATAAACAACCCCTGCCCCACTTAAAGTAGGATTAGGATATTGTCCATCTTGACAATTGATAACTATTGCATAGGGATTATCTTCTTCAATAGTATGATGATCTAAAATTAATATATCTACATCTCTTGTTTCTATTAATTCTTTAGACTGTTTAACATCTGATGTTCCAGCATCTGGAATTATTAATAAATCAAATTCATATTGTTCTAAATTTTTAACAATAATACCATGAATTTTATTATCATTCATTGAATGTGTAATATCAATATTGTTATTTATATTTTTAATGTAATTATGAATTATTGTTGCTGAAGTAAGTCCATCTTGATCAACATCATCTATAATATGTATTTTACTATTATTTTCAATATGCCAATTAAGCATATTAAGACCACGTTCCATATTTTTAAATAATATTCCATCATGTAAAACTGATCCATTTATATTTAATAATTCTTTTGGATTTTCAACACCTCTGTTTTTTAATAATATATCTAATAATTCATCTTCTGTAATTAAATCGTAACCTTTGTTCAACACTTTATATTTAATAATAACATCTCCTTTTAAATTATCATTTCTCTTAATTCTTCTAGATCATCTATGTAATATCGTTCTCTATATAATTCCTCAAATATTTTTTTACTACAATCTATTGGTGAATCCTTATATCCAATCCTAAAATCCCAACATACAATTATTGATACATTACAATATGGCATAAGTATTTCTGATATTTTTATTAGTCTTTTTATATAATTCTCATACTCTTTCCATGCTTTTGAATTCTTATCTATATTCTCATCATCTATTAATTCGATTTGATATTGTTTATCAAATGCAATAATAATTTCTTCAATTCCTAATGATAATAATAAATCTCTTTGATAAAGACTCAAACTCATTCCGCATAATGCGATACTAATATTATTTTCTTGACCGTAATAACTACTATATAACATCACTGCTTTTTCTGATTCAAAAATAATTGCTTTTTTAAATTGTTTTATATTATCCTGATTTTGAAATATCCCATAAAGATTAAAAGACATTGGATATTTATAAGTAAGATTTTGAATAGTAATTGGCATATATTTTTTACCATTTTCAATCTCATGCTTAAAAAATGTCCTTCCTCTTATACCTACTAAATTTCCATTAATATCATAGTGAGGAATAATTGCTTTATTTTGATTTATATAAAATTTAATTTGAAATATATCTGCAATTTCATCTTTTATTCCTTCATCATACCATGATAAAGGAATGTAATCATCAAACATATTTAATATATATTTATCATATGTAGGAAGTTGTATTATTCTATCTTCTTTTTTGTAAAGATGAAGTTTTAAAAAATCTAAATCCTTATTTTGTATTTCTCGTTTTTGTAATCCTCTTTTTAATTTCTTGAATCTTGAAATTCCTTTAAAATTACAAATGTAATTATAAGATTCAGTAAAATCAATTCCTTTAGCAGACATAATAACATCAAACAAACTTAATGATCCACAACAAGTAAAACATTGAAAAAATTTACTATCTGTAAAATAATATAATTTATTACTATTTCCTCCATGACAAACAGTATTGAAATAAATATTTCCTTTATCATCTAATTTATAATTATCTGATCCTAAATCTTTTAATATATTAATAATATCTTCAGTAGTAATTAAATTAATTAATTCGTTTCTATCCACGGTAAATCACTCTTTTCGGTGACTTTATCTTCTAATTCTATAATCGTTTTATCTATAGATATTGGTTCGTAATCTCTATTTGTACAAAATAAATCTATTGTTTTCATATTTCCTAAATTTTGATGACACCATATTTTAACTTCTTCTGTGATTTCACCAAATCTATTTTTATATATTGTATAGCATATATTAGGATTTATAGTTTTATTTAACCCTTTACTTTTTTGAATTAATGGTTGTATGTAATCAAGTTCTTTTTTTGTAGGAGCAAAAACAATAATTCCTACATCAGCTTTGTTTGGTAATGATCTGGCTCCTTTTACAGCCCTTTGATCTCTAACATTGTCTCTACGTGCTTCATCTGTTGTTTGTGTAAAACCAAAAATTACAATATCATAATCTGTGGCTAATTTTTTGATATTTGCAGAAAGATTTAATAATACTTGATCTTCTCTTGCTGACATTCCTTTAATTGATTGAACGTATTCTGCAATCAACGCTTGAGTTAATTCAAGATAATCAATTGCAAGGACATCTAACCCTTCTTTAAGTTTATATCTATCTATAGTATTTCTTAGATATGATAAGTCATAATTAGATTCATCTTCTAAATAAATTTTAGCTTGTTTTATATATTCTATTGCTTTATCAATTCTTTTTTCTTCTTCTTTAGTTAAAATATTTTTTTTAATTTTATATTCTTCTACTCCACTAACGAATGCCCACATCATAGGTTCTAATTCTTCATATATTTTCATTTCTGTTCCTATGTATAGACCTACATTATTTTGACCATTAAGATTAGGTAGAAAATCTTCCTTGTCATGATCCCACAAATAAGGACAACAAATCAACAATAATCTTTCTATAGCACATCTGCTTTTACCTTTCCCACTATCTCTTGTCTCAAGAAAGAATCCTCCTTTTAAAGCACCTCTTGTAAGTGTATTTATATATTTACTTTCAAGTCCATATCCATAACATGGAGATTTCTTCATTTTAATTCTTAATTCCTCTGCATTATCTCCAGATTTTCGTCGCTTTGATGAATCTTTTATAAAAAATTTCTCTTTAATATTAAAATTTTTTCTATCAAAATGTTGTTGTATTTCATTTAACGTCATAGATTCAAATTTTTCTTGTTGTCGTTTAATGATCACATGATCTATTTCTTCCATATCCAATATTTCTGATATGTCTATACCTTCATTCATATAACTTCTTAATAAAGATAATTTTCTAATTTTATTATAATAATATTCATAATTAACAACATTTGCATCTTCATATATTTGAGATAACCACTCAAGATTCTTTTCATTTTCAAATAATAAAACATATCCCTTTGGATCGTTTGTATTTAAATATGTTTCAATGTCTGAAATTTTAATTTCCTTTAATTCTTGAAGAGACAAATTATAAATACAGGTAAAAGTTAATTTATGTATGCCATTTGGAAAATCTTCATTTACATTTAATATAAATTTTTTGTCTTTTAATAAATAAGGATCTTTCATTAAACATCCTAATACTTGACAAGATGCTCGTTTATCAAAATACTTTTCAATTTGTTTTTTAGTTATCCTCATTATTTTCCTCCCAATTTATTTGCAATGGTAGAGGCTCTTTGATATTGATTTGCTTATTTATTATTTTTGTTTTTATTTTTATAATTTGTTCATTATTAGCAAATTCATCTGCTTTATCTTCTAAACTAAATATCTTATTATAATGATTTTTAGCTTTATCATAATAATAAGGTATAATACCTAATCCAGTTTCATCTAAAACTTTATTTTCTAGTACATCATAATAGTATAATAAAGTATAATACATACCTATATTAGTATATTCATATTCAGTTCGATAATTTTTTAATTGTTGAAACATCATACCTGTTGGAACTTTTATATTATATAATTTACATATATATTGAAATAACAAATCCCAGTCATTTTTATATTTATCAGATTCTTCTTCTTTTGCTTTTAAACATTTACTACAGTATTTTTTGCTATTTTTAATTGTTAATTCTTCTTTATCAAAAGATTCTTTACATATACAACACTTTAATTGTTTTTGTTTTTTCTCCATAAATAACCTACCTTTTAATAAATAAAGAGGTAGAAATCTACCTCTTTATTCTTTTATAATGTTATTCTTAACCCTCTAATTCCTCTAATAATTCTTCTAAATCTTGTTTAATTCTCATCAGAGGCTGAATTTGTTTTTTAGTTGATTCGCTAACAGTAATATCCTCTCCAAGATGTTCAGCAACAATATCTGCATATTCTTCAAGTTTATCAAATTCTTCAAATCGTGCAAATAATTCTCCAATAGATTCTTTTAATTCTTCATGTGTAGGTTCTTCACCTTCGTAAATTTCTCTTTGTGCTTTATAATTAATATCATCTTCTTGACCAGACATTTCTTTTTCTTTAATTAAACCTGCAACAATAATCTTCTCTAAATTTTCTGCTGTAAAATCTTCAATATATCTTTCTGTATAAATATTTCTGCATCGAGCAAAGAATTCATCTGTTTCTGCTAAATAACCACTAGAATGAATTGGATTTCCTTCATCATCTATACCATTTGATTTTAAATATACAACATAATCAGAATTATTACGCATTGGAGCAATATTTCTTTCGTCACCTTCAATAACAAATTTATCTTTATCTTTATCAAATTTTTCATGTCCAAGAAAAACCACAGTAAATCCTAATTTTAATAATTTATTAACTTGATTAAACATTTCATCTTGATATTCTTGCCATAAACCATATCCTTTATTACCTGTTTTAATACTTGTTGAGCCAAATTTCTCAGTTATGTAATCTCTACACCATCTACCCATAGTTTCCATTCCATCACAAATAAGTGTTACTTGTTCTTGTTGAACTATTTTTTGCCATTTTCTATTACTTAAAGTTTTTAAATGACCTGTAAAATCACTCCATTTATTTGCTTTTAAAACAATAGCACCACTAATTCCATTTAAACCTTCTTCAAAAGGAATAAACACTGGATTTTTGAATTTTGATGTTTGATATGTTTTTCCCAGATCGTTATAACCATAAATTGTAATTATTTTACCTCTTAAATCTGTCGTAATTTTACTTACTTTAGCTCTATCTCTAAATGTTTCTTCAACTAAACTTAATAAATCATTTGAAATTGCCATAAATATATATTCCTCCATTTTATTTTTATTTTATTTTTATTTTATTTTTATTTTATTTTTATATAATAAGTTAATAAGAAAGAAGAAATCTCTTCTTTCTTATTAACTTTAAATACCAACTTAAAACTTAGGACGTTCTCTTCTTGTATTTGTCTCTGATCCTTTATTATTTAATCCTTTTCCTTTTTTATTTTCAACAGGTTCTTCATTTTTCTTATTTTCAATTTCATTATCTCTTTCAATTTTAGCTTTTTTAATAAGTTCTGGATCAAATTCTTTTTCTTCGTCTTCTTGAATATCTGCACCAAGAATAATTAATTCATTAACATATTCTCTGTGTTCTTCAATTTTTGCTTTACCTAAAGTCCCACCTTTTTTAGTTTTAATAATTTTACTTTGATAATTGATATTGCCCCACAATTCTAATGTCATACCTTCTTCAACAGAATTTAAAATATCTTCACCAAAATCATATTCTTCACCTTCATCATCAATAATTGTTCCTGCAATAAATTCCATAGGAATAACTTTCCCACCGTATACAGGTGTCCATCCAGAAATTATTGTTCTGCCAGTTTCTTCATCGTTTTTTATTTCTTCTTTAACTGATGTAACATACATTTCTACATCAAAATCAGCTTTATAATCTTCAGATTTAATGCTATTATCAATAGAAACAGTACCAAAACCTAATTCAATAGTAATTTTGGTTTTTACTTCTTCAGCTTCTTTAATTTTAAATATTTCTTCTTTAAAATGCGGTACAAATTCTTTATTACCAAATACTCTTACTTTAGTTACATTTTCTCGATCTTCATCATTCTTACAATCTGCAAGTGTTAATTGTTCTCCTTTAATAAATTTATCTAGAGTCTCAAAAACTTTTTTAGCTTTACCATCTTTATTTTTCTCTTTTACAAAAACTTTTATTTCTAATTCTGAAAATTCACCAGTTTTAATAATTAGAGAACCATTTATATAGTTACCATCTTTATCTTTATTAAATTTTAATTTATGTTCTTTAACTTCACCTGTTAATGTAACATTGTTGATACCTTGTCTTAATTCATTATTTGCCATATGTATAATTATCTCCTTTATATATGTATTTTTATTTTATTATTCTTACTAACTATTTAATCTATTAACCTATTAAAGTAAACCTTACCTCTTATTCTTCATCTTCTCCATTATCACCACCCTTATCTACTTCATCTACTTCAATATCCTGTTTAGTTGACTCACTCACACTAATACTAATATCACCTTCAATAAAAATTTTAAAATCATCTAAACTAAGAACATCTACTTCTTCACTTTTCTTATCATAAATATGCAATCCTTCCTCATCAATCTTTACTAATTGACCTTTTGCCTTAAGTGTGTTTTTAATTTCTTGTTCTTTTGTAATCATAAATCATTTCTCCTTTTCATTTTAATTTTTTATTTTGTTTTTAGGATTTGTGTTTAATCTTAAATCCCTTACTCGATCCTTGCTTATTATAACATTTATATTATCATTCTGTCAAGAGATATTTTATTTATTTTTATTTTACTTCCCTTGACAGAAATTAATAACTATTTATAATTGCCAATCATTTTAATAAATTCATCTTCTCCTATAACTCTTATACCATCCTTCTTAGCTTTTTCGACTTTACTACTACTTTTTAAACTTCCTTCGATTAAACAATCTAAACTCTTAGCATAACCTGAAGCAAATGTAGCACCTAAATTTTCTAATAATGATTTAAGTTCGTCTTTTTTATAATTAGCAAAACTGCCAGTCGCATACGTTTTCTTTCCAGCAAAATAATTATCTGTATTCACATTATCTCTCCTTTCTTCATCCTTCACAACATTAACAATACTCAACAATTCCTTAAACTGTTCCATATTATCTTTATCTTGAAAATATGAATAAATACTCATTGCTGTAGTCTCACCAAAATCTTCAATACCAATAAAATTACGATAAGAATCAACTGCATTTAAAAAAGCATTTATATCACTATTAAAATGTTTTTCTAATCTCTTAGAACTACCAAAACCTACATTTTTAATTCCTAATGATGCAATTAATGAACGCATTTTGATATTTTTAGAATTTTCTATCGCTTTAATCATTTTGTTAAAAGATCGAATTCCAAATCCAGAAAGTGATACAATATCTTTCTTAAACCTTTCTAATTTAAAAATATCCATATAACAATTAATAAAACCTTTGTCAATAAATACTTCTAAAGATGCTTCGCCAATATCACTAATATTAAAACATTGCTTACTAACAAAGTGCTTTAACTTTTTTAGTAATTTTGCATCACAATCAGGATTAAGACAGAATAGATCATGTGTATTTACTACTTTTCTTACTTCTACTTTTCCTTTACATGTAGGACATTCTTTAGGTATTTCTTCTGTTCCACTTCTGGTAATATTATTTTCAATTGCAGGAATAATTTTATTTCTCTTACTAATTTCAATCACATCATCTTTACCAAGTTTTAATTGCCAAAACCTATCTAAATTATGTGTAGTTGCTCTAGTTACTTCTGTCCCTTCAATTAAGACTGGTTGAAAAATCCCTGTTCCAACAATCTTACCAAATCTACTTGTATTCCATTCTGTATATAGATATTTTGATTTATGCCAACTATCCTCAAATTTGAATGAAATTGATCCATTATAATGATGATTTGTCTTGCCTAATGATTCAGCATATTTTATATCATTGAAGGTTAACACTAGGCCATCTATCGGATAATCAAAACTTGGTATATCTTCAATTATCTTATTTATAATTCCTTCAAGATTATTTTCATCTACTATCCAATATTGAACAACATCAAAACCTTGTGATTTTAACCATTCTAATTGTCCAAGTTTTGTTTCAAATTTATTCCCTTTAAGAATATTAAAAGCACAGAATTCAATATTTCTATCTTTGCATACTTTCGCATCAAGCAAACCAACCGAACCATTTGCTAAATTCCTTGGATTTGCATATTTATCATCTGAATTTTTAATTTTAGAGTTAATTTCATTAAATGAAGAATATTTCATATAATTCTCACCAACAATTTGAATTTCATTTTCATCGTCAATTGTTAATGGAATATTTTTAATACTATTTACGTTATGAGAAATATCTTCTCCGATATTAGTCTCTGAATCACCTCTAGTTGTAAATTGCTTAAACTCTTTTTGATAAGTTATTTTACCTGTTCCACCATCAATTTTTAACATTAATACACCTTGCTTATCACCCAACCATTTTATTAATTTAGTAATTTCTTTTACCTTGTCAAGTGAAAGCAAAGGAATATCATGTTTTACTTTTGGTAAATTTGAAACTACTTTATATCCTGCTCTCTGCGTGGGAGAATTCGATAATGTTATTCCTAATGATTCTTCTAATGATTTAAGTTTATCAAATAAGGTGTTGTATTCACGATTTTCCATGATAGGTGAATTTAAATTATAGTATGCATCACATGCATTGTTTAATAATGAAACTAATTCATGAATGCGTTTAACTTTATCCATATGTACCTCCTTTAATTCTTCCTTTATATATCTACCCTTTGAAAATTCATGACATTTATCATTGTATATATCATCTAAACCATTACATTCT